TGGGGGGCGCCAGGCGCCGCTGGGGCCTGTCCTGGGACCAGTCGCTGGCCGATGTAGCGCCCGAGCTCGGCATCACCCCATGGCGCGTCCACACGCTCTACTACCGGTTAGCTGGCATTCGCCCGGTGCTGCTCAACGAGTGGAACCGGTTCCGCGTGCGCGGCGCGGCGATGCTGCGGGCCGAGGCGGTGCGCCTGCGTCGCCTGGCCGACGAGCTGGACGCCGAGGCCGACTATCTCGAGAGCCGGCAATCGAACGGAGCGACCGGATGCAGTGCCGAAGTTGGCGCCGATGTGCAGCCCGAGGCGGCCGATTGATGGCGGCGCAGCTCGACAAGCTGGAGGGCGACCGCATGCTGCTCGCGCTTGAACTGCTGCTGCTGTGGCTGCTGGCCGACGCGCTGATCGCGGTGCTGGTGCTGTGGCGGTGATGGACGACCGGCCCATGCGCGTCTCTGGCGCCGCGGCGGGCGTCCGCGTGTCGGTGCCGGCACGGTTCAAGCTGACGGCGCCGATCGTGGCCGAGCAGGATCTGCACGAGAGCGTGGCCGATGCGCTCGACAGGCTACTGCTGCCGCCGGCCGAGTGGACGTGCTTCCCTGCGGGTAGCGTGCCGTTGCCCCCGCAATTCGCTGCCAAATTAGCCCGCATGGGGTTGAAGCGCGGCTGGCCCGATGTGCTGGTGCTGCACCGGCAACTCTACGGCATCGAACTCAAGCGGCGCGGTGGCAAGCTGTCGCGCACACGCCTCGTGCGGACCCGGCGCGGTGCATTACGCGAGCTACAGGGCCAACAGGACGTTTTCCCGCGCCTCGAGGCGGCGGGGATGACGATCGCCGTGTGCGACAGCCTGGCCGGCGCGCTGGCCTTCCTGGCGGCCTGTGGCGTGCCGCTACGGTCGCATGCGGTGGCGGCCTGATGTCGTTGCTGCGCGCCACGTTGATCACGCTGCTGAGCTGGGCGCTGGCGTTCGGCGCGACCTGGGTGGTGGTGGTGACGATGGGGGAGGGGGTGCGATGAGCCTCTACCGACTCAACGCATTCCGTGCCACAAACGAGAACGCCGTCCATGCTGGAAACATGGGCGGCGCCTGTAACTGCATAACTGGCTTCGGGGTTGCACCCACCGAAGGGGAAGAAGCTTACGCCCCCTTCATAACGCAGCTCCGTGGCCTGAGCAAGGGAGCGCGTACTATGGTCACCTCGTATTCACATTCGAGGCCGGAAGGCCGATCGCACCGCGACAAGATCGCGCGGTGGATATTGCCACGCCTGACGCCTGGTTGCCGGGTGCCATCAGCGAACTGGATGGCCAGGTTTTTGGGCATCAGTTCCAGCGAAGGTGGGCGTCAGATCCGGAGAGCGCTGAACGAGGCGCAGATCGTCACCGAGACGCGAGGCGTGGGACGTGGGCGGCGGATTTACGTCATCAGCATGGGAGAGCGGCCATGAGTGATCTGCCGCAACCGCTGACACCACCTGATTGCGACCTGCGCGGCTTCGAGTGGATGCAGCTCTGGGGCCATCGCATGTTCACCAGCAGCTGGTATCGGGCTGCCCGCAAGGATGGCCGTGGCGGCATCGCGTCGCTCAAGCTGTACTGGTCTGCCATGCTGCAATGCCCTGCCGGCAGCCTGCCAAACGACGAGGAGGAACTCTGCATGCTGGCCGACTTTGGCGAGGACATGCGGGCGTGGGCCAGGCACCGTCCGGTAGCCATGCACGGGTTCGTGCTGTGCGCCGACAATCGCTGGTATCATCCCGTGGTCGCTGAGCAGGTGCTCGACGCCTACGATCGGAAGCTCAAATCAGCTCGCACCAGGGAGGTCGATCGGGAGCGTCTCAAGCGTTGGAGGGCAAACCACAACGGCGCTCCGCCACCCGACAAACCAAACGGGCAAACCCATCCAGAAACACGACATGAAACGCGTTTCGAAACGCCTACTGAAACGCATCACATACCACTAATGCGAATGCCTGAAACGCGTTTCGAAACGCAGCATGAAACGGGGGGTGAAACCCCCGACGAAACGTCGCGCGCGACTACAAGACAGTACCAGACAAGACAAGACAGACCCCCCCTAAGCCCCCCCCAAAGCCGGGGGGGGCGGCGCGGCGCGCCAAAACCACCTCGCAGTGGCTTCAAAGCCGTCGAGCAACGGCTGGCAACAATCGAGGGAACCGCCGAGGAAGTGGCGGAAATGCACGAGTTTGCCAGCCGGCTGCGGCTGGTGGCAGGAGGCTCCAATGGCTGACCAGCTCATCGTCCAGCGTTGGCTCATCCGGCTCGGGAAAATCACCAGCGCCAGGATCAGCGAGGACGACGCCGCGGATTTCATCGAGGAATTCTCCCCGCTTCTCGCCATGCGGTTCGGTGATGACGCGTTCACAAATGTCTCCCTCGAATTCGTCGCGGCGGAATGTAAGTACCTCCCCACATACGGCGAACTCGTCGCCCTACTCCGGGACTGGAAACGACAACTGCCAGCGCCATCCTATCCCGCCCTCAACGACAACGTGGCCGACATGGACGCCAAGAACCGACACTGGCTGAGCTACTACCAACGCCGCGAACGCGAGGGCTTCACACCCCTCCGCGAGAAGGATGGCAGGTTGTCACGGCCGGACATCACCGATTGGCGCGAACACACCCTCAGCCTGATCCGCCAACACGCCCCCGACGCCTGGGCCTACCTCCTTCGCGATCACCATGCCGCTTGACGCCAACCCACCACAGTGCGTAGCTACACAACCTGCCGCGCATCACCCGGCGTGCATCCGCGTCCGATGGGCCGTCCTCGCCACCTACCCAAAAGCCGAAGCCTGGGCCGAACAGAACCTCCGCCAACGCGGCTACACCCCCTTCCTCCCTCGCTACACCACCAGAGTCCGCGATCACTCAATCCCATCCCTGGTCCGCGAAGCCTCCCGCCCGCTGTTCGCAGGTTACATCTTCTGCCAGCACAACACCGCCGATCCATGGCGACCAATCCGTTACTGCCCAGGCATCCGCGCCAACCTTATCGGCGGCAAAGGAGTCCAGTATGCCAACGCGGGCGCTGTGAGCGTGCTACAGGCCAGCGAGGCGCTTCGCCACAGACCAACCCCTCAGGAACCGTCCTGGCGCCCTGGTGATGCCTGTCAGCCCCGCGACGGGCCATTCGGCGGCCTGCCTGGAGTGGTCCTCAGCACCGAACGACACAATGCAACCGTCGGCATCCTCTTCCTCGGACAACTCCGCGAAGTCGTCTACCCATTCGATGCCATCATCAGTAGGAACGACTTCTAGCTGACTACCTAAGTAGAGGAACGGAGCGTACGCCGTTGTTAACACTACAGCCGGCAAGATTAAATCCAGGCGGCCGCCCAAAAGGCAGGGCAAATGGCGTCAATTCTGACGTGCGCAGCATGATGCACCAAGCCCTGCATCGTGTTGGTGGCGTCAAGTATCTTGCACAGCAAGCCATTGATCATCCAGGCGCTTTTCTCACACTGCTTGCCAAGGTGATGCCAGCGCACATCGTCAGCGAAAGCAGCAACCATCTGCATCTGCATCTCGAGGCCGCAATGCAGATCTCAAAGCAGATGCAGTCCGAGCCCAAACGCACGATAACGCTAGAGCCGCAGGCACAAGATGCACCACCAGCATCATTGCTCGATGCGCCGTTGCCCGAGGAATAGCGATCGTGATCAGCATGCTCCGCTAACTTACAATAAGTGGAGCATCCCAATGATATCAACGACTTAGCTGTTATGTGACAGCGTTGGGCTTCAGTGGGGCTTCATCCCGGCAAGCGACAGCCCGCGTGTGTTGCAGTGCAGCGTGTAGCTACACAGCCACCACAGAGTAGCGAACCAACACGACCCACATCGGCGCGGACCAGCCACACGCACGCAGCAGCACCAACGCTCTAGCCGCATCGCACCACTGGCCACCAATCGCCATCACCACCAGGATCGACCCCCGTGCCATGGCCCCCCTTCGAGCGGCATCGACTGACACCCACGCCCACCCTCACACCCCTCCGAAATTTTTGGCATGCTCGTAACTACGTATATACGTCGGCACATACACCATGGCAGGTGAACGGCGATGACGATTGGGTTTGTGTTTTGGCTGGTGATGCTTATTTGGATCATCTTTTGGGTATTTGGGAATTTCACGCCGGCGGGTCAGCCTTACTGGAACCGAGGTGGCTGGCTGGTGGGGTTTGTGCTGTTTTTTCTGCTTGGTTGGGCGGTATTTGGGTTTATGATTCAGGGGCCTGGTGTGAGATGAACCTGGTTCTTCTGCTGATCATCATCATTGTGCTGTTTGGGGTTGGTGGTGGCGGCTACTACGGCCCGCGCTACGGGTGGGGACCGAGCCACTACGGCGGGCTTGGTCTGGTGCTGCTGATCATTGTGCTGGTGCTGCTGTTCGGTGGCGGCCGGTTCTGGTGAGCATCAGGCTGTTGGCGGGAGACGCAAGAGATGTGCTGGCGACGCTTGCGGCTGAGAGTGTGCAGTGCGTGGTGGCTTATTCCTCCTCGTCGTCCGCCACTGGCACCCAGGTCCAGGTCATTACCCAGCAACCGCCATTACCGCGCGAATAGAGCGGCTTATCATCCACCTCTAGCTCGTCATTCACCGGCACCGCTGCGGCGCATTCGGGATACTTAGGGTTGGCGTCATGCAGCCAATGAAGCACCTCGCCCTGGCAGATCCTTTTGCCGCCCATACGTGCGAGGAACTCGGCTTTAAACTCTTCATCGCTCATTGCCACGGCGGGCGCTTGGTCGAGGTCAGCCATGATTAAACTCCTAAGGGGAGATTGCAGGGATGTGCTGAGAACACTCCCAAGCGATAGCATACAGTGTTGCGTAACCTCACCACCTTATTACGGTTTGCGTGATTATTCGACGGCACAATGGAATGGCGGGGATGAGAACCACGAACACGATCGCGTCCCAGCTAGAAATGGGCGTGGAGGATCAGGCTCCCCAGGCAAGCAGACCGAAGGGGCGTTCCCATCGACACTGCCGGCCGATATATGCTCCTGCGGTGCGGTGCGCGTTGACCGCCAGATCGGGTTGGAGGCGACGCCTGACGAGTATCTGGCGATGATGGTTGGGGTGTTCCGTGAGGTGCGCCGTGTGCTGCGGCCGGATGGGACGTGCTGGGTGAATATGGGTGATAGCTACGCAGGCACCAACACGATGGGGCGTGGTGCGGGTGATGGTACGCGTGTGGACGGTCGGGGCGTGCCGTTTGGGCCGAGCATGAAGCATTTGGTGCCGTCTGAGGTGCGGTCAGTAGTTCCGTCCGGCGCCAAGCCCAAAGACCTGCTGCTGATGCCGGCGCGTTTGGCGCTGGCGTTGCAGGCGGATGGGTGGTGGGTGCGGTCGGATATCATTTGGCACAAGCCGAACCCGATGCCTGAGAGCGTCACTGACCGGCCGACGAGCGCGCATGAGCATGTGTTCCTGCTGACGAAGAGCGCGAGGTACTGGTATGATGCGGATGCGGTGCGGGAGGAGCCTAGCTCTACGTCGCATGGGTGGCTGCCTGCCGCAGTAGCTCCAGCAACGGATAAATACTCGGCTGTGGGTAATGGGCACGACGGGAAGCGGAATGCGCCCAACCCCGCCGGCCGCAACCTCCGGAACGTCTGGACGATCGCCACGCATAGTTTCGCTGCCGCACACTTTGCGACCTACCCGCCTGCGCTGGCCGAGCGCTGCATCAAGGCTGGCACCAAGCGCGGGGATACCGTCCTCGATCCTTTCGCCGGCGCGGGCACCACTCTCCTCGTGGCTGATCGCCTGCAACGCGATGCGATCGGCATAGAGCTTAACCCAGAGTATTTGGCTATGACTCAGGCGAGGATCGAGGGCGACGCAGGGCTTTTTGCCAGCGTTGAAGAAGCCCCTCCGCAGAGCCTCGATTTACCTTCAGCTCCTCACGCGAATGGCAAGGCCGACATAACGTTGCTAGATTATCTAGAGCGTGAGATTGCGAATACCGATGTGGAACTATGTGATGCACGTTAACCCGGTCATCACTGCCGCAAAGCACGCACAAGCGCCCATCGCGTTGCAGCGCTTGTCGGCGTTGCTCGCGCCATTCACCAATATAGGGAGCGGTCTTGCCGCCGCGCCAGAAGTGGCTTCGGTCGCCTGTATAGAGGGTGGCGCGCAGCTTGGCGTAACACACTCGGCTGCATACCTTGCGTTTCTCCGATGCCGCAGCCTTGAAAGTGGTGCCGCATACGGCGCAAGTGAACGTGGTTGCGCGAGTGCCTCCCCACCTCGCAGCCTGATAGCATCGCTGCGAGCAGAACCTATTGGCGTCATTCGTGATGCTGGACGCAGAGCGATAGAACGATTTACCGCATTGCTCGCATACAAAGTCTCTACCGTTTTTAGGCTTAGGTGGCGGCTTGCTCATCGCTGGATTGTATCATTACCGACGCCAAATAGTCCACTCAACACCGCCTACACCGAGATGGCGATGGAACGGGTGCGGGCCGATGCGCCGCTGTTCGCGGACTTGCCGCCAGCCGCCGACCCCGAGGACGAGCGCATGGCGGACCTGTTTGCGGGGGACGAATACCAGCGGGTGTCGGAGGCTGCCTCCAAGCCGCTTCAGGTGCCGCGTGGGTGGGACACTGGGCCTGGGGCGCATGGCACGATCCATCGGACTGGGCGAACGCTGTCGGAGGCTGCGGAGTGAGCCACGGGGCGCTGCTTGGGATGATGGTGGTGGGGGTGGTCACGATTGGGGTTGGCTGGGGGTTTATTGTGATGGCGATTGGTCTGAGGTGCCGGGGATAGATGATCCTGCAGAACACTCCGTTTCTCTGCTTGGCCTGTCACCACAGGTGGATGCACGACCTGGTGATGGACGCGCCTGCGATGGTCGTCATTGCCTCGATGCGCGCGGTGCATTGCCCGCAGTGTGAGGCAGGGTGGAAGCGCATTGCGATTGCCACTGAACCGTCGCGTGACGACACGGCCGGATAGCGAGTAGGGGCGGCTTCTGGCGGTTGCCGCCCGGCTACTCTCCCGCGCACCTTGCACGGACGCGGTGTGGCATCACAGCACGGTCGAGTCCAACCCGCAACGACACCAGCCGACATCCATACGCAACGACATCAACACATGGAGACATCTGATGCCAACATTTCGCGTGACCGGCGGGGCGCTGACGCTTGATAGCGTCGGTGGCAATTATCCGGACAACAGCCTGCCTGGTGATCAGCCTGGCATCGACAACAGCCTGCCCATTCCGCCGCCTCCGTTGGGTGTGTGGCCGCCTCCGGTGCCGGCGCACCCGATCGTTCCTGCGCCGCCTGGGACGCCGCCTGGCAGCATCTGGCCGCCTGTAGGGGGCTACCTGCCGCCCAAGCCTGACCAGGGGTTGCCGCCGGGGTCTGGGAGCGCGCCTGGGACGCCTACGCACCCGATTGCACCGCCGCCTGGTGGCCAGGTGCCTGGCACGCCGGAGCATCCGATTGCGGGCGGGACGTATTGGTGCCTGGTCTACATGCCGAACTACGGCTGGAGCTACCATGCGATTGATCCCAGCCTGCGCCCTGGCATGCCGCTGCCGCCGCACGCACAGCCGAAATGACAACGAACAACAAGCCTACAGGGAAGCTTCACATGAAACACGCGCTGCGCATTACCACGATTGTGGCTGGGGCTTGGTTCTTCCACGCGCCGGCGCATGCCACGCAAATTATCGCGTTTGGGCAGGTCTCCGGCTCCAATACGCTGACGGCCACCGCCAACGGCGCCGGCACTGCAACGGCGCTCAGCACCGATACGGCGATCAGCATCACGCAACTATTCGGGAACGCGCCCACGTCGGGCTTCCTCGACCTCAATGCATCCTCGATCGACGCGGCGGTGGGTGTCGGGCCGGCTTTGCTCCAGCACTACAGCGGGACATTCGCGATCACCTCGCTCGCCGGCGGTCTCGGCACCAACTTCCTTAGCGGGACGTTCTCGGATGCGGCGTTTGGATTGGCGACTGGTGAGCAGTTGAGCATCAACGTGGCCAACCCGCCTGATACCTTGTCCCTGACAAGCAGCGTGATCCCGGCGGCCGATCTGGTGGCGCCGTCCTCGTTCACCCTGTCGCTGTCCAACGTTCTCCCGGCGCTCAGCCTCGACAACGCCACGCTTGCCTCATTCACCGCGTCCTATAGCGGCGTGGCCAGCGCGACCACGGAGGCTGTGCCGGAGCCGGCGGGCCTGGCGCTGCTGGGCGTGGGGCTGCTGGGGTTGGGGTTGGTGCGGTCGCGGAGGGTGTGATGAGCGATAAGATCGAGGCCATCAACGATTTGCGGGGCGCCATCAAGGAGACCGCGGCGGAAACGCTGGCGCTGCGGGACGGCATGATCGCCCCTGAAGAGGCGATTGCGAATATCATGCTGGCGTATCGTCATCTGGAGGACGCGTCTATGCGGCTTGGAAAGGTGCTACAGGCTCTGGATGGCGGCGTCAGCGTCTATGACAAGCGCACCACCGTCGGGGCGTGACCGAGCAGGAGCGCACCAACGGGCTGCTGGCGGGGATCTCGGAGCGGCTGATCAAGGCGCTCCCGCCGGCCATGGTCGTCCTAGTCCTATTGAATATCGGCACCTTGGGCATGGTCGCGTACATTTTCCAGCACAATTCAGATGCCAGGAATGCGCTGTTGACGAAGATCGTTGAAAATTGCTTGCTTCGTTCTCCGAAAGAGGGCGATGCGAGCCGCTGATATCTTGGCGCGCTGTTCGGCTGACATGGGGCCTCTTTTCTTGCCCTTCCAAATCGCTGAGACGGCAGCGCGAGTTTGTGGGGGACAAGGCCTGCGGTTTTTGCCCTTCAGAGCAGCCGACTGTTTTGCACGCGTCTCTGCGGAACGTTTCACACCACGACGTGCGGCCGCCGACTTAGCAATGACTTCCGGAGGCAGTGGTTTGCCCTTCTTGCTGGCGGATAGCTTTGCGCGCCACTCCGGCGAACGGTTCTGCTGGGCGGCAACTAGTTTGGCAACATGCTCGGGAGACCGGTTGCTTTGAAATGCGGCGATTTGGGCGCGTTGCTGCGCCGACATCGGCGGCATCTTCCGGCCAATGCGACTGGCTGACATGGCGGCGCGGTGCTCCGCAGTAGCTATCCACCCGCTGGCGCCGTCTCCACCATCTGTCTGGTTGGCCAGAGGCCCGAGCCCTTTGTCCCAACGGCCGATGGCAGCGATCAGTGCCTTTTCATAGGCGAACGCCACGTCTTCTGTCAGGTTCTCATGCAGTATGATCGATGGAATGCCGCAACCAGTTGCCTGCATTTTGCGGATAATTCTTTCCTTATGGCGGTTTCGGTTTCCCTGGTATCCGGACTCTCGCCATCGATCTCCCATCCCCTTTCCCACGTAGAAAGGGACGCCGGTTTCACGGAACAGGACATAGATGTAGAACTCGTTGGCAGCCATATGATCCTCCTTCCAGGGTCGTTGGTCAGGAGGGCGGTGGCGTGGCAAGCGCTGCCGTTCTCCGCTGACAAGTATAGCATGGCCTGCTGCGACCGTGAGGCTTCAAAACTTTGATTTTGAAGAGTAGGAACCCATGACGGACACCAACGAGGACGGTGATCACGAGCTAGGCCGCAAGCTGACCGAGGCCGGCATCTCGTGGTTCGTCTGCCCGCTGTGCTCCACGATCAGCGTCAATCCAAACGATGTCCGGGAGCGCTATTGCGGCCGATGCCACCGGTTCGTGGATGATCCGCCGCCCCTGCCGATGGGGTCATACTGGCACCCGGGAGATGAGGCATGAGCCAGGACCTGACCGACATCGTGACCATGATGCTGAAGGTCGACGCCAACCACGACCCGTCGGAGGCGAACGAACTGCTGTCGGCCGGGGCGCGGGAGATCACGCGGCTTCGCACGGCGCTTGCCAAGATAGCAGAGGGAATGAACGCGCCAATCGTGCTTCGTGGCGGGGCGTGAGAAAGATTTTCTACCACCCAAAGGCCGAAGTTCCGACGCTATCAGATTACACCGAAACAGCCCTGCTTTTGGATTAACTGGCACCACCCTACGCTATGATCGTTCTCCGCACCCCGTCCAAAAGCCGCCCAGACGGCTGAATTATGTTGTGTTCCCCTACTCTCCAAAATGCCCCTTTCCGATAGCTACCCCCAGTCAGGTGCCAGTTGCCACAATTGACCATCCTAGAACAGGTAGACGAGGCGACATCTCTCGCGCGGAAATCGTTCGCAGTGGGCGACCTGGTGGGCGGCATCGCGGCCATTCAATTGGCAGCACACTTGCTGCAACTGGCGCGTATCAGCCAAAAAGTAGCCCCGCACTCACACGGGAGATACGGGGCGCTGAAGTTCTCGGACTTATCGCGGACCTCAGTATAGCACATCCCCGCTGACGCAGGGAACACTCGGCGTCGGTCCAAGGGACTCTGACGACGTGCGGTTCAACCCCGCTTAGCGGGGAAGGCGACCACCTACCACAATCATGGAGGCCAATGCCAATGGCAGACATGAAGGGCGTCATATCCGTTCCCTGGACGGACGAGGAGCGCACGACGCTGCGCCGGATGTGGGCGAATGGCATGGGTCCGACGCTCATCGGAAAGCTGCTGGGGCGCTCCCAATACTCCGTCTCCAAGCAGACGCAGGCACTGAAGCTGCCGCGACACCGGCTGCCGCCCGGCCTGGCGCCGTCGCCGGAACCCCGCCAGCGACCACCACAACCGCTGCGACCCGGCGCCCGCACGCTGCCGCCGCTGCCGAGTGAGATGAACGTACACGAATGAACGAAGGCGACGAACCAGAGAAGCTGCCGTTATCGGCCAGGCAGATGTCGCTCGATCTGCACCTGTTGGTGCGGGATGTGGAAGGCGGCGGCCCGCTTGATCTCAATGTCTATGTGCTGGACATCGTCGCTGACCGTGAGGCGCATGTTTGGCCGATCACGGTATGCATCCAACATTCTGGCGGCCCGCCCAAAGCCGAGAGTTGGGAGACCGCTTTTGACCTGACGCCGCTGGGCGCAGCGACATTGCGGGACTTTCTTGATTTTCTGGTCCGCACCAAACCATGGCTGCCGGAATTGCCATGAGCGACACCACCGCCCCTAATTATGCAGAGACTATGCCACCAAGTTGGGCGGAAGCTATCGCCCGCGCGCCCAATCCGTATGAGGTATCACTCGCCAGATACGCCCGCGCGCCGATCGCATTTGTTCGGGAAGTGTTGTTGGCTGAACCTGACGACTGGCAGATGAAGGTGCTGCGGGCGCTGGCGAGGGGGCATACGCGGATTGCGGTGCGCAGCTGCCACGGGCCTGGCAAGACCGCGCTGGCGGCGTGGGTGGCGGTGTGGTTCTCGAACACCAGGGCACCGTTCAAGCTGGCGATGACGGCACCATCCTCTCCCCAGTTGTTCGATGCCCTCTATCCCGAGGTGATCAAGTGGCTGGATCGGTTGCCGGGGGCGTGGCGTGAGTTGTGGCATGTGACCAGCGACCACATCACGCTGAAGAGCAACCCGGAGTGTTTTATTACGGCGAGGACCAGCAGGCCCGAGACCCCTGAAGCCCTTGCCGGCCTGCACTCGGACAACATCCTGCTGGTGGTGGATGAGGCGTCTGGTGTGCCTGAGCAGGTGTTCGAGGCGGCATCGGGGTCGATGAGCAGTGCGGGGGCGATCACGCTGCTGATCGGCAATCCGACGCGGTCATCCGGGTTCTTCTGGAAGGCGTTCATGTTGGAAAGGGATCGGTGGTTCACCATGAAGGTGGGCTACCAGGACAGCCCGCGGGTGACGCAGGATTTCGCTGATGAGATTGCCGGGCGGTATGGCGCCGACAGCAATGCGTATCGGGTGCGGGTGCTGGGGGAATTTCCGCTGGCTGATGCCGATACGCTGATCCCGGCCGAGTTGGTTGACGGCGCGATGGTAAGGGACACCCCATTAGACGGCTCTGCCGAGATCTGGGGCGTCGATGTGGCGCGGTTCGGAACTGATGCGTCGGTGCTGATCAAGCGGCGGGGCAACGTGGTGCCTGAGATGCCGCGCAGCTTCCACCAGCTGGATACCATGATGCTGGCGGGGGCGATCAAGGCGGAATGGGATGCCCAGATCACCAAGCCGGTGCTGATCTGTATCGATGTCATCGGGATCGGGGCGGGGGTCGTGGATCGGCTGAACGAGCAGGGGCTGCCGATCCTCGGGGTCAACGTCTCGGAATCGCCCTCCACCACCGGGCGCTATGCGCGGCTGCGCGATGAGCTGTGGGTGCGGTGCAAGGAGTGGTTGTCGTCGCGTGCGGTTCGGCTGCCGCGCCATGAGCGGCTGAGGGACGACCTGGTGGCGCCGCGCTATGCGTTCCTGAGCGATGGCCGGCTGAAGGTCGAGGACAAGAACAGCATGCGGGCCCGGGGATTGCCGAGTTGCGACTATGCCGATGCGCTCAACCTGACGTTCTGTCAGCAGGGGCTGGGGGTGGGCTCGGGGATGAGCGGCGGGATCTACGACAAGGTGGGCATGCGGATGGAACTGGGTGCCGAGGTGGAGGTATGAGCGACGCCCCACAGGACGCCGGCCTCGATGTCATGTTGCTGCCGGCCGATAATGGCGAGGGAATGGAAGTTACTGTCTTTGACGGTGATCAGCCGGTGCTGGAGGTGGGCATCATTGATCTGGTTGCGAGATGGGCAGAGCTGGAGACCGTCGAGGGGGAACTGCATCCGTATCTTGATAGCACGCTCAACGTATTGAGCGACATGACATACGCAATCATCAAGGTGGTGGAGCGAATGGAACAGGACGATCCGCACCGTGCTGTACTGCTGGAAATCTACACACAGGCTTACGACTACACGCAGGATCTTGTGAAGGCGTTGACGGATGACTGAGCTATGAGCGGCCTGCTTGGTCCGGTGGTGGCGCAGGGCATCACGCCCGACAGCGGTCAGGGGCAGCTGGCGACGGCGATCTCGTCATTCTTCGGTGCGGGCACGCCGCAGTTCAGCACGCAGGCTCCACAGGCTGCGCCGCCACCAGACAACACCTATGACAAGTGGGGGCATGTCATCACGGGACAGCCGCAGCCGCAGGCCGCGCCGGCAGCGCCCGCACCCGCCATGCCGTCGCTCAACACCGGGCCGGGACTTCCGCAGGCACAGCAAGGGCCCAGCGCCGTCAATCCAGGGGCGAGCGGCTACGACATGTGGGGCAGGCAGGCGCCCGCACCGCCGCAGCAGGCGCCACAGCTGCCGGGGCTGGCCGACATCCTGGCGATGATCCAGGCGGCACAGGCCAAGCAGGCTGCGAATGCGCCCGTGCCGCCGGGACTGCTGAGCGATGGCGCCAGCGAGGGCGGCGGCGGCGGCGCAGAGGGGACCATGTAGTGAGCGGACTGATCCAACGACCCGGTGGCCTGCTGTCTCCCATGGGCATGCCACAAGGGATTATCCCGCCTCTGCCCCCCCTGCAGGGCCTGGTGCCATCGGGCATGCAGCCGCAGGGCCTGCAACTCGGCAGCGAGCAGATGCTGGCCTACCTGGTGCCACAGCAGGCGGATCTACATCCACATGACCCCGACCAGGATTTACCGACAAATCTGCGGCGCTATGCGGCAGGGCTGCGACCGACAGTCAAGCCAGCCGGCGTGCCGTGGCAACAGGAGATCGTTTTCGAGCGGCTTGGGAAAGACGATCGCGAGATAGAGGCGGTGGCGCAGTACTATTTCCGCATCGCACAGAACTATGACGCGTATCTGTCGCGCGAGCGGATCACCGCGTCGCAATACTACGATGGGCGGCCGCTCGGTGATGAAACGCCCGGCAGGTCTCAAATTGTTTTAACGGTTGTCCGCGACACCATTCGTTCCACGCTGCCATCGCTGCTGCGCGTGTTCACGGGCGTCGAAGACCCGGTCAGCTTTGAACCGATTTCGTCTGAGATCACCGGCAACGATCAGTTGGCGACGACACTGGCGCGCCAGGCGACTGATTATGCGCGCTGGGCGCTGATGACGGCCAACCACGGCTGGCAGGTGCTGCACGACGTGCTGCTGGATGCGCTGACCAGGAAGGCGGGGTGGGCACGCTGGTACTGGGGCAAGCGCGAGCAGGTGCGGACGGATGTGTGCGAGGGCCTGCTGCAACCGCAGCTGCAGATGCTGCTCGCCCAGCCGGGCATCGAGGCGCAACGCATCGTCCGCCGCCCGATGACGCAGGAAGAGCTTCAGGCGATGCAGAAGACCCCCGATGGGGCGATGTATCTGCAGTCGGGTGGTGCTGCGGAAATGTGGAGTGCCACCATCACCCGCACCGCGCAGCAGAACTGGCCGGTGGTCGAGGCCGTGCCCGCCGAGTGCGTCTGGGTAGTAGCAGATGCCGATACCGTCGATGGCGCCCGCGGCATCTTCCATGTGCGCGATGTGCCCGCCAGCGACCTGATCGAGATGGGACTGCCGGAGGACAAGATCCTCGCCTACTGCGATACCATGATGCGGCCGCAGCAGCGCCGCGAGATGATCGCCCGCAACCCAGCCCAGGGGCACAACATCAAGCCGTCGCCCCCAGGTGACCGCAGTATGGGCATCTGTCGCTACGCGGAAGGCTGGATACGCTGCGACACGGATAACGACCATAAAGCGGAACTCATCCACGTCCACATGCTGGGCAATGCCACCAGGATGATCCAGTGGGAGCGGGTGGATGAGATCCCGCTCGCTTGTTTCACCCCCTACAGGGAGCCCGGGCGGCTGATCGGCTATTCGCAGGCCGACATGGTGATGGACCTGCAGCGGGTGGAAAGCCGGGTGATGCGGGCGACACTGGATAGTTTAGCCCAGAGCATGTTCCCGCGGACGGTGGTGACGCTGGGGCAAGTCAACCTCGCGGACGCCAGACAAACGGCTATCGGGTCGATCATCCGCACCACCCAGGCGGGCGCCGTCACCGAGCTGGTGAAGCCCTACACGGGCGAGGCCGCGCTCAACATGATGCAGGCGCTGGAGGCGATCCGGGAGTCACGGACAGGCATCACGCGAGCTTCGCAGGGCCTCACCGTGGACGAGTTGCAGAGCACGGCACCCGTGGCCGTGTCGGCGCAGACCTCGGCCGCGCAGGACCGGCTCGACATGATGGCACGCACGCTGGCCGAGACCGGGCTGGCGCCGCTGTATAGCGGGCTGTTGAGAATGATGGCGCGGCATCAGGACCGACCCAACGTCTATCGTATCCGCGGGCAATGGGTGCCGATCGATCCGCGGGCGCTCGGCGTCATGTGGCAGACCTCGGTCAATGTCGGCGGCAAGGGCATGCCGATGGAACGGCTGGCGATGCTCGCCCAGATCGCCGGCAAGCAAGAGATGATCATGCAGACACAGGGGTTAACCAATCCCTTGGTCGGCGTGCCGGAGTACCGGAATACGCTCAGCCGGATGCTGGAAACCGCCAACATTGCCGATGTGTCCTCGTATTTTAAGGCGTTACCCCCAGGGTTCCAGGCGCCGCCGCCACCACCGACACCGCCCGATCCGTCACTGATCCTCGCCCAGGTGCAGGCCGGTAAGACCGCTGCCGATGTCGAGAACGATCGGGCGTCAGAACAAACCAAACGCGCGCAGATGCTGACCGATGATGACCTGAAGCGGGATCAGGCGGCGCTCGATGCCTGGACCAAGACCTGGATCGCCGGGGCCCAGTTCGGCACCCCCGTGCCGTCGCTCACCGAGTTCCAGCAGGCCATGGCCAGCAAGGTGCCGGGGATCCAGCTGCTCGGCAATCTGCCGCCGCCCACCAGCCCGCAGATGCCAGCCACGGCAGGCCCCCCGCCTGGTCAGCCGCCCCAAGGGCCGCCACGACCGCCAGGGATGCCCCAAGGGGCGCCAGGGCCATCCATGGTGCCGCCACGCCCACAGCAACCGATGGGCCCGCCCGCCGGCTCGTTCAATCCGGCCCAGGCGATGGCCACCCGCCAGGCGCTGATGCAGGGGCAGATGCCCAGTGCATATGGCAACATCGCTGCCAACGCCGCGGCGAAGTCACTGTTCGGACCCGGGGGGCCGGCATTGCCGCGGCCCGGCGCACAGCCACCACAACCAGGGCAATAGGAATGTCGGAGACTCATATCTTTGATAGCGTGGATGAATGGTGCGACCTCTTCACGGAGGCATTCGATAAGTCTCGTGTCAACGAGATCCTTGACGCCGTCAATGCCAAAGATACCGATCATGCAACAATCATCGTCGCTTGCGCGCATATGCTTGGCGCACTGCTAAAGACCAACGATGACAGCTATTTTCCGCTCGCCTTGATGGCAATGATTGTGCGCGCCAGCGAAAAAGATGAGCAATAGGAGAACCACCATGGTCACACGCGCATCAGGCAGCCAATCGACGAAAACCGTGCCCAAGCAGGGCCAGAACAAGCCGGTGAGCGGTGGGGCGGCCGGGGCAGGCAAGGATCGCGGCACCGCCAAGCTGCCCACCATCAGCAGGACCACAACCCGGAAGTGAGCGACCTCTCCCGCGAGGAACGCTACGAGATCCAGCGCCGCGGCGGCGAAGCCCACCGCCTGCTGCAGGACCGCGAGCTGATGGACATGCTCACGTTCATTCGGGAAGGCGCGGTGCAGACGGCAGTGCATGGTACGGATGTCCGCGAGCGCGAGGACGCCCGCAACCTGGCGCGGGCCATCGATCACCTCGCGACCGAGATGCGCTCACGCCTCGATACCGCCCTGCTGCAGAACCAGCGCGAGACCGATGGGCGGCGGTTTGAATGAGGATGTACCATGAGTGAGAGTAGCCCATCCGCGCCTGCCGCACCGGCAGCAGCCCAGCCGGCCACCCCGGCACCGGCAACCAACACCAACGTCGTCAACGCCCCAGCGCCAGCGTCGCAGGAAAGCATCAGCCTCTCCGATGCCGGCAGGCTGCTCGCCAGACGCCGCCAGGAGACCGCACGCGAGGCGCAGGGGCAGGGGCAGCCGACAGCACGCCTCAACCCCTCTCCAGCCCCCGCAGGGCCGCCCGGACAGCTTACGGCGCCGGTAGAGTCCAAACCCGCAGCGCCCACCACCCCCACCGACAGCCCAAGGGACAGCCCAAGGGACAGCCCAAGGGACAGCTACGACACCATCGCCAAGGCGCTGGGGCTCGAGCAGGGAGCGGCGCCAGCACCGGCCGAGGGTGCCCCCACCGAAGGGGCAACCGACGGCGTCTATACGATCGACGGACACCGCGTCACCGCAGCCCAAATCCGCACCGCCATGGGCATGGCCGCGGACTACACCCGCAAGACCCAGGATTTAGCCCAGCAGCGCCAGCAGCTGCAGCAGCAGGCCGAGGCACTCGCCACCGTGCTGCCCCATATCCAGCCGGAACTCGCGAAGCTTGGTGAGCGGCTCCAGGGAGCGACCCCGCCAGACCCCGGCCTGATCGAAAGCGACCCGCAGGGCTATCTCCGCCAATTCGCCGCCTACCAGCAGGCTACGGCTGAGCAACAACGTCTGGGCAGCCTCACCCAACTCCAGCAGCAAGCCTACGAAAGGGCGATGTCGCAGCAGGTCGAGGCCGGCAACAAAATGCTGAGCGAAAAGTACGAGTTCTGGCGCGATGACGCGATGCGCTCGACCGTGCAGCGCGATATCGCCCGCTGGGCCGAAAGCAAGGGCGGTTACACCCGCCAGGAGCTCCAGGGGCTGTCCGACCCGCGCCACGTCGAGAGCATGATGAAAGCGATGATGTGGGATAGGATGCTGGAGGGCGCCAAGACCAGGGCACCGCAGCCAGTACAGACCGCACAGGTGCGTGGCGTGCGCCCGCCACCAGCCGCCGCCGCCCAGGTGCAGGCCATGGAGCAGGCGTTCGAGGCACGGCCCAATGCCCGCAACGCCGCCGCCCTGCTCAGCGCACGACGCTCCAACGCCAACGGCAGCACCCGGTATTGATCCATGAACCGGTTGGAGTATATACGAAGCGTGTTCCCCGCAGGCGCGGGGATGACCCGCCGAAACCTGGGCCGACACCAACCTGCAACGCGTGTTCCCCGCAGGCGCGGGGATGACCCGGAGTAGACCATGGCCGTTCCCGCACAGGGAGCGTGTTCCCTGCGTGTGCGGGGATGAAACCCGTTATTGACGGCATGGCTCTACTGACAACATACTGACATTCGTCGCCCGAAGGAGTGCTTGCACCAACCGGCTGGGCGGGCCGTGTAGTCGCGAGGATGACCAAGTTGGTCGCCGGCACGCACCGCAGTCGCAAGACCAAGCGGTAAACGCCCGAGCAGACCTCCAGTCGCTCCATTGCGAACCAGCAATTTGGTTCAATCAGGCATGCAGCGTAGCTACGCGCGTGCCATGCAATGGAGATGGACATGGCCGTTCCCGCACAGGGAGCCGCTCCCGCAGGCACTTATATCGAGACTGCAGCTGTCGGCGTCCGCGAAGACCTCGCGGATATCATCTATCGTATCGATCCCGACGAGACACCGCTGGTATCAGCATGTTCCCGCGTCGGCTCCAAACAAGTCCTGACCGAGTGGATCGTGCAGGAGTTGAATCCTGCGGCAGATAATGCTCAGCCTGAGGGCTTCACCGCCGTTATGCAGGCGGTGATCAAGCCCATCCGCCTGAACAACGTCTGCCAGATTATCGCCCGTACAGTGGGCGTCTCCAACACGCTCCGCGTCGTGGACGTGGTCGGTGGGGAGGACGAGTACAATCGCAATATGATCCTACGCGGCATGGAGGTGAAGCGCGACCTCGAGCTGGCCGTCACCTCGCCACTCGTACGCACCATCACCGACCCACGCCACATGAGCGGCCTGCCCTGCTATACCGCATTCGGCGCGCGTGGTGCCGGTGCTGGCGTCATGCCGATCGGTGACGGTTCCAACGCCGGAACGGCTGGCACGCCCTACGATCTTACGCTGAACGTCGTCAACGCCGCCATCCAGCAGTCCTGGCAGGCCGGTGGTAATCCGACATTGGGGATCATGTCGGGAAATATTAAGAACTATTTCGCGACATTGTCGCAGGGCGGGACGGGCAACCCGATCGTGGCCCAGAACATCGTGCAGGCGTCACCAACCGGCGAGATGACCATCCAGGGCGCGGTCGATGTCTACCGCACCAACTTCGGCACACTGCAACTCGCACCCGATCGGTTCTGTCCAGCCCATCAAATCCTGATGGTGTCGACAGACTATGTCGAGATGGCGCCGTTGCCGGAAAGGGATTTAGTCCAGCAGGACTATGCCCAGACAGGAGATAATTCCCAGGGTGGGGTTATTTTCGAGGGGTGCATCAGGCCCACCGCTCCTAAGGCACATGCCACAATTTTCGATCTTAACCAATGATACCAGCGGTTTCTTGTAAGTCTGCTGGCTAGAATGGAGGGTAAACTGTCTGGGAATGCGATCCTAGGTTCTGTCGAGATAGGCGATCAGCTTGAGAAGCCGATTGCGGTCGTCTCGCACATTGCCCAGAGCCAGGTTGCATTCCCGGCACAGCCAGCCACGGAAATGGCCCTTCTGGTGACAATGGTCGAAATGAAGTGCGCGTCCCTTGTCTGGCGCTCCGCCGCAAGCATCGCACATCTCGGGCCGAGGACGTCCTGCCAGCACCTCCAAATCCACAGCGCGTTGAAGGCGATTGCGTGCTTGGTGTTCCTTCTCTTTGGCTGTTATCTCGCCATACTCGCCGCGGATGTATCTGCGATTGGCTTCTCTGATCTTTTGGCGGTTCTTCTCGCGATAACGTCGCCGGTTCTCGCGCAAGGCTTCGCGGTTCTTTTGGGCATATTCCTTCTGATAGGCAGCGCGAGCCTCGCGGTTTTCCGCAACCCAAGTTCGCATATAAGCGGTCTTGATAGACTTGCGCGTCTCGTCATCATCATATGGCATCAGCTTCGGTCCTCTCCAGTAGGATCGCGGTCAGGGGCGCTGTTGGCTTGGGAGAGCCAGCAACGCCCCGCTTATAGCGGATTACCGCTATGACCGACAGACCGTTCTATCAGTCCTGGAACCCGGTAACGCAGCGGTCCACCGAGATCGTGACGGACAGCGAAACCGGGCTGCCGCTCATCATCACCTCGCAGAACACCCGCCCCATTGTCGAGAGCGCGAAGCAACTCGCGTCCAACTTCGACAAGCACCGGCCGAACCCGGACGGCATCACCCACGTCGCGCGCATTCCCATGGTCATCTGGCAGCAGCTCCAGAAGCTCGGGATCACGAAGGACCAGAAGGCGCTCAATGCCTGGCTGGATGAGCGCGATAACCGCGTGTTCAGGACCGACGACGCCCGCAAGATCTGAAGGAGACCACCATGGCCAGCCCAACGAAACACGACGCTCCGCACGCCTCGCAGATGAAGCCCACACCCGGCGTTGGTGGCGCTCCCGCAACCGCTGGAAGCATGCAGCCCATGGCGGGGCACGTCGCGCAGACGCCCGAGACCAAGGGCGCCGAGCCCCATCTGGTCGAGGGCATCGACAAGGTGCTGCTGCACCGGCTGTTCCCCGAGGCCGACAGCGCCGCCGATGTGGAGGGCCTGGCACTGGCGCAGGGACAGCAGACCTGGGAGCAGGGTTCGACGCTCGTGGCAGCGCAGCAGGAGCCGATCTGGATCGAGGGCGACCCGGCTGTAGCAAAGCCACAGCAAGCGCCAACCCAAAAGCCAAAGACTGAGCCATGAGCGGCACCATCGAGCCAGTGCTGGTCGAGGGCCTCGATCCGGTGCTGTTGATACGTTTGTATTACGGTGCCGACAGCATCAGCGCTGCCGGCGATGCGGCACTCGCGCAGGGCGTGGAGACGGCGGCTGCTGGCGCAACGCTTGAAGGCAGCCAATACGAGCCGATCTACGGCACGGAGGCTGGGGCCGGCGGGGCGGCCCCTGTCAACGTCACAGTGCCGGCCGTGACGCAGGCAGCCGACACACTGAGCTGCACCATGGGCACCTGGAACGGCGAGCCGACCAGCTATGCTTATGCGTGGAGTTTGGACGGCACCTCCATCCCAGGCACGGGCGCTACGCTGCCTGTCGTGGCCGCAGACGCCGGCAAGAGCGCGACGTGCGTCGTGAGCGCTACGAATGCCAGCGGCACCACGGCAGCGCCGCCGTCAAATGCCCTCGTCGTGGTTGATCCGGGGGCCTGATGGCCTCGCTCGCGCAACTCCAGGCCGACGTTGCCAGCTACCTCAACCGGCAGGACATCCTGACCAACGGCGTCATGCCAGGCTGGGTGGCAGCGGTCGAGACGGAGCTTGCCGAAACGCTGCGCGCGCGCTGCCAGGTAGCATCGGCCATCCAGCCGATCGATGCGCCCTACATCGCCCTGCCCGACGACTTCGCGACCATGGAGTCGATCCGCGACAACACGACCGGTGAGATGCTCCAATTGCTCGACCAATGGAGCGGACATTGGAGCAACCAATATGCGCCGATCGGCTGGCAACCCTATGATGCCATTACCGCGCTGAGCGGCCCCAGCGTGGCCTACAGGCTGGTGGCGAATTGCATCGAGTTCCTGCCGCACCCACAAGTGCCAAACCCTCCAGACCCGTCCTGGGTGCCGCAGAGCGTGCTGATGGGATGGTATCGCAAGCCGCGCCCGCTGCTGCTGCCGACCGATACCAATCCGATCCTCGAACAGCTGTATTCCATCTACCTCTACGGGGTCATCAAACAGGGCGCGATCTGGGCGCTGGATGACGACCGCGCACAGCAGATGGACGCGCTATTTCAGCAGGCTGTGACACGGGCGGACCTCGCGAAGCAGCAGAGTGATTATTCCGGAGCGCCACTGAGATCGGAGATGGCAACATGCTTCTAAGGTGTTGTCTAGCGTCTTGTAGTCTACTACTATCCATAGATGAGAAAAACACCACAGGAACTAAGAGAGTATAACCGGCAATGGTTCAAAACGCCCCGTGGTCGATACCACCATCAAAAAAGCACCTCATTGTCTCGTGGCGTCGAGTTCCTCCTGTCGTTCGAGGAGTGGTGGGACATCTGGCAAACCAGCGGCAAATGGGAGCTACGAGGGCGTCGTCGGGGCCAATATGTGATGGCGAGATTTGGCGATCGGGGCCCGTATGAACGCAGCAACATCAGGATTTGTCTTGTTGAAGAGAATATCGGGGAGAGCAACCAGAACTGTGACAATCCTACGGAGCAAAGGTCGGCTGTCATGAAGGCGTGGTGGGCCAGTGCATCGAAGAAGAAGCGCGCTGCCATCAGTCATGCGCTATCTGTGAACAATGGCTCACATCGTCCAGAGGTGCGCGCTAAGCAGTCTGCCGCAGCCAAGATAGTTTGGGCCAGACGCAGGGGCGAGATCGCCTGATGGCCACCAACATCACCTATCCCTTCGACTGCTACATGGCGCTGATGGTGGGCGGCACCGAGGTGACCGGCATCGGCTACGAGCGTCGCCCGGCACACTTCGCGGACATCGGTGATGGTCGCATCGCCGCCAATACCACCAGCGTGCAGTGGCCTGCGTGCGGCAGCAACTGGGGGCCGATCGACGCCGTGACCCTGTTTGACGCACTCACCGGCGGCCACCTCCTGTGCATCGAGGCAGCGACCTCCGTCGTGCAGGGCAATATGTACGACCAACTGCGCGTGTCAGCGTCGGGCTATCAGGTCGTTCACTCGCCATCGGTGCCCATGGGCTTCGGCACGTTCACCTGGGGCACCGGCCGGTTTGCCACCTCTCGCCACCTGGTGCCGCCAGGCAGCGGCATTGGCTCGCCCTACGACGTGGGCGGCTACGGGGCCGGCCCCTACGAGACTCTGGAACAGACAGTGCTGCTGCTCCGCACCCTGGGCACCGTGGCGCTGTGCGGCAATCAACCCGGCGCCTGGACGCCGCCACCGCCGTGCGAGACCGGGGTGTGGGTGCCATCCAACGCCTGCAAGGCCGGCTCCTGGGCACCCGGCCCGTTCGATGTGGTGCCCGTGTCATGAGCGGCACGGATTACACCACCACGCCCAATCTCGGCCTGTTCAAGCCGATCTCAAATCGCGCAATCGGGACGTGGGGCGATCTTTGGAACTCCAATGCCGATGTGCTCGATGCGGCACTCGCAGGGGCAGGTAGCGGGGTCGGCACAGTCACCAACGTGGCGACCTCGGGCGCAGGCATCACCGGCGGCCCGATCACCACGAGCGGCACACTCAACGTGCAGTGGAACGCGGGGAATGTCATCACGCTGACTGGCATGACGCTGACCACCGGCACGCTGTCAGCAACGCCAGCGCTCTCGGCATGCACCGGCGTGGCGACCTACGCGCAGTTGCCGGCCGAGGTGCAGCAGGTGCCGATCGCATTCCCGTTCCAAGGGAAGCCCAGCACGGCGGCGACCATCAACGTCCCGATGGCTATGGCGCTGACCGTGCCCAGCGGCCTCGCCGGGACGGTGGTCTATGATGTGACCAAGGCGACGGCGTCGGCGGTGTTCACGCTCAACAAGATCAGCGGCGGCAGCACGACGGCGCTGGGCACGATCACCATCACCACGGCGTCGAACACCAGCGCGACGCTGGCTGGCGCGGGCGGCAGCCTCGCAGTGGGCGACGTGATGCAGATCTTGGCGCCGACACAGGACGCGACGCTGGCCGAAATAGGCATCACCGTCCTCGCGGCGAGGGTGTAGCTACAATGGCATATATCTTCGGCGACGGGTTCGATTGCTACGCCACCACGGCGGACCCGTTCCTCGGATATTGGGACAGTGGGGCGGCCTCTAACGCCACGCTCATCGCGGGACGCTTCGCGGGCGGTCAAGCCTGGAACTTCAGCACATCCGCTGGTGTTTATTTCGTCAAAAGCAGCGGCCAGAACGATGCGGCGCATCACATCGTCATGGCGTTTCGCCAGACCTTCGTCCTAAGCGGCACCACGCTCGGGCTGTATTTCCAACTCTCGGATGCTGCCACCAATCAGGTCTGCATCGTATTCCGTTCAGATGGCGCGATCTTGTTGACCTCAGCCACGCCTGCCGGAACGGTGTTGGACACCTACACTGGCGCGGTCTCAGCGGCCAACACCTGGTTTTCGTTCGAGTTCGAAATCGTTATCAACGCCACAACCGGAAGCTGGTCGGTGCGTAAGAACGGCAACACCAGCAACGACAGGTTCCTTGGTTCGCTGAACACGCGACCTGGCACGAATGCTTATGCCAACAAGCTGACGGTTGGCATCCAGGTGGCCACCAACGCCCAGCAGATCGACGACCTGCTCTGGCGCAGCGACGCATCGAGCGTGCCGTTCGTGGGCGATATACGAGCGTATACACGCATGCCAGCGAGCGATGCCAGCACGCAGTTCGCGCGAGCGCCTAGTCCGGTGAGCGTAGCGCAGTCGGGGACATCATCCGGCACGACATCGAAGGCCGCTAACCTGGGGATCATGTCGGCATTCACCGCCGCTTACAGCGGCACGATCGCCTCTTGCCAGGTATCAATTAACGCGGGCGCCACCGGCAACATGAAGGCGGCGATTTACGACAGCACCCGGACAATCGTACTGGCGACATCCAACGCCGTGGTTAATCCGGCGAGTGGATCGAACGCGATCACGTTTGGCACGCCGCTGACCGTGACAAAGGGGACAGTTTACCATCTTGCGGTCGATCAGGACGCGACGATTGTGTACAATACAACTGGCTTCACCCAGTGGTCATTTACCACGACCTATGCGAGCTTTCCCGCCGCCGGCCCAGCGCTGACCGCCAATCAGACCGGCCCGCTTTTCACCGTCAACATCACGCCCACTATCAACGCCGAGTTCGTCAGCGAAACCCTCCAGGACGGCACCACCAGCTACGTCTACGACAGCACCCCAGGCGACGCCGACTTCTACAACATCGGCACCATCGCCTCGACGCCACTTGCCACGGTGGCGGTGACCACGCGCGGCTTCATGCAGAAGTCGGACGCAGGCACGCGCACCGCTGCGGTGCAGATCAAGAGCGGCGGCACCACGGTTGCATCACCAACAGCCACTCTGTCGTCCTCGTTCGGCTGGGTGTGGCGTACTGATCTAACCGATCCGGCAACTGGGGCTGCGTGGACCGCGACAGGCGTGAACAATGCCCAGATCGGGCCGAAGACAATAGCATGACGGACACCAGACTTACCCAGGCAGCAGCTGAACACTGGCTGACCACCAACCCGCAGGCTCAGGTCACGCAGGTCGTCGCCGAACACTGGGGAACGGTGCAGTCGGGACCGATCCAGCTCGTCGTGACGCAGATCGGCATCGAACAATGGGCCTCCGTCGCAGCGCTGACACCGCCCGGCGGCGCGCAGGCAATAGCGATGGTGATGGCATGAGCGGCACAGATTATACGCTCACCGCAAACCTCGGCCTGTTCAAGCCGAATTACGATATGGACGACGGGCAGTGGGGCTTCCATTTGAATGGAAACGCCGACGTGCTCGATAGCGCCATCCACGCCCTGCAGACGACCTCGGCTGGCGTCACGTCATGGAACGCCCGCACCGGGGCTGTGGTGCTCAACGCAGCCGATGTCACCACCGCGCTCGCCTATACGCCCTATAACGCCACCAACCCGAGCGGCTATCAGACGGCCGCGCAGGTTACGACGGCGCTAGCCCCATATGCGCCGCTGCTATCGCCCGCGCTGACCGGCAATCCGACTGCACCGACACCAAGCCCGAATGATAACGACACCAGCATTGCAACCACCGCGTTTGTGCTCGGGCAGGCATCCGGCGCCGTGCCTACGATGGACGGCACCGCAGCGGCCGGCGTCGCCACCATGTTCAGCCGGGGCGACCATACCCATCCTAGCGATACCTCGCGGCTGGCGGCGACGGGGGGCGCCATTACCGGCAATCTGACTGTGAGCGGAACTGTCACCGCAACCGGCAACGGTAGTTTCGCCGGGCAGGTCATGTCCCCGCTAGGTATCACCTATGCGGGCCATTCAAATGCCATATCTTTCAGTTGGGCCAGCCCAAACATTACTGCTTTTGTTGACAACGCTAGTCAGGGTATTCTTGCTACGCAGGCGTTTGTCAGCGGCGCTTACTTACCACTGACTGGCGGCACGGTTAGCGGCGGACTGAACGTTAGCGGCACCCTGATGACTACCGGCGCATTTTTCGCTAGCGGCGGCACCAACACCAACGCAGTCAGCGGGTGGGGCGTCAGATACTACGGACTGCCTAGCGGGACGACGACTCACGGGTTTCAGTGGAACTCCCCCAATGCGGGCGTCATCAATGGCTATGTGGACGGCGGCAGTGTGATCCAAGGCTTTCAGCCGGTATCCGACGAACGGCTGAAATCTGACATCGCGCCAACCTCGTTTGACGGGCTGGCCGCTGTGCTGGCGATGCCGCTGTTTGAATATCGCTGGAAGGATCACAGCGAACCGGGCAAGCCCGTGGATGACCCGGCCGCGCTGCTTGAGCCGATCGGTTTCGTGGCGCAGCGGGCCGCCGAGACGTTTCCTTCGGCCGTCATGATGCCGGCGGAGGAAAAGGAGGATCAGATGATCCTTGCGACGCTCAATCCGCTCGTGCTGCTTGCCGCTGCTTACGACGCGATCAAGCGGCTGACCGCTCGGGTGGAAGTCCTGGAAGCGGGCAACATTCCCGCAACGGAGGCATAACCATGGCGACCAATGCCGGTTCGATGTTCAACGGCACGCAGCCCAACCCGCAATGGGTGCTGTGCAGCGGCCAGCCGCTCTACGCGCTCGATGCCAAGCAGCCAGTGCGTGCGAAGGGGGTGCTGTCGGAAGGCAACCGCCAGGATTACATCCGCCAGGTTGGCTGGCAGGGCAGACGGCGCGGCCTCGGCCCACTCGGGTGGATCATCCTGATGCCATACGACGCCGGGGGCACCTGGCGCATCTCCACCGCTGACGATGGCGCAGAGACGGCGCTGACGCCGCCGATCCCGTGGCCCGGCAAGCCACCGGCTGGGATTAAATAGGCCATGAGCGATACCACCACGCCTAATTACTCATTTACCTTGCCCGCAATTGGCGCCTCGCAAGACACCTGGGGCAACAAGCTGAACGCCAACTGGGTGTTAGCCGATAGCACGATACACGGCATCACGTCCGGCTATCTACCGCTCGCCGGCGGCGGGACAATCAGCGGCAGCCTGGTACTGTCGCCACCGTCCGGTTATGCGATCCTGACGCTGAACAAGCCGGCCGGCGCAAACAGCAGCCAACTCGAAGGCGCCAGGGTGGGGATACCGCGCTGGGAGGTGCTGCTGGGAGACGCGACCTTAGAAACCGGTGGCAGTGCCGGCTCTAACTTCTCGGTCAATCGCTATGATGACGTTGGCACCTATCTTGGCTCGCCGCTCAGCATCAACCGCGCCTCGGGCAACGTCACCGTCCAGCAGGCAATGTCCATCGGTGCCAGCCTGGCCGTTGGCACCGCCCTGTCGATCGCGGCCGGTGACTTCGTGCTCTATCGCTCGGCCCCTAGCCGCATTCTGCAATGGCAGAGCGGCTGGAGCATCGCCTTTAGCGAGTCAAATGGCAGCACGGGATGGAACTCGCCCAGCGGCCAACTTATGGGCCTCGATGGTAGCGGCAATCTTGCCGTCAGCCAGGGTTTCAGTTGTCAGTCCACAGGCGTTCGTTACAACAACATCGGCCCCAACGGTTTTAACTTCCGCTGGAACAGCACCAATCTTTACGCGCGGGTCGACAACGCGATTGAGTTCGCCCTGCAGGCGCAGTCGGATGAGCGGCTCAAGGGCGACATCGCGCCATCCACGTTCGACTGCCTCGCCGCAGTCATGGCAACGCCGCTGTTCGAGTTCCGTTGGAAGTCGTTGGGGCAGACCCCGGACCTGGAAACCGCAACGGTTGCTCACGATGCGCCGCTGGTGCCGGTCGGGTTCGTGGCGCAGCGCCAGCACGAGGTGTTTCCCGCCAGCGTTATGCCCGGCTCCGAGACCAGCAGCGGGCACGCGCGTGCCACGACGATGTGGCAGATGGACCACAACACGCTCTGCGCTGCGCTGTGCGGCGCCATCCAGCAACTGACCGAGCGTGTCGCTGCCCTGGAGCTGCAGCTTGGCTAGGCTCACCCAATCACCGCCCCCCGGCATCGTGAGGCAGTCTACCGCCGAAGCCACAAGCGGTCGGTGGTTCGATAGCAACAACATCAGGTGGCGCGGCGGCGTCATGGTGCCAGTCGGCGGCAATGTCGTGCTGACGGGCTCCGGCGTTTCCGATACCCCGCGCGATGTCCTCACCTGGCACGACAACAGCTATCAGCGCTGGGCGGCCTACGGCACCGACACCACGCTGTGGGCCTATTGCTTCGACACCCACACGCAGTACGACATCACGCCCACAGGGGCGCCGCCGATCCTGCCGCCGGGCTACCGCAGCGGCTACGGCCTCGGGTTCTATGGTGATGGCCTGTATGGCATCAGTAGCCCCACGGGCTCCCCCATCGGCCCCCCCGGCATCCTCAGCTACATCAGTGACTGGTGGTCGATGGACACATTCGGTGAACTGCTGGTCGTGGTCCCGACGCAGGATGGCCACCTGTATTCCTGGGATCCGAACACACCCACGGTGCATGCGACGCAGGTGCTGAACGCGCCCACCGGGAACCGCGGCGTTATCGTCACCGATCAGCGTCAGGTGGTGCTCTACGGGGCTGGCGGCGACCCCCGTAAGATCGCCTGGAGCGATCAGGAGGATATGACGGTCTGGGCGGCCGATGTCACTAACCTGGCCGGCGAAAAGCAGCTCGTCACCAACGCCCATGCGCTGACCGCGTGCAAAATCGGCAGCGGTATCCTGCTGTTTACCACCAACGACGTGCATCTGATGACGTACGTGGGGCCGCCATACGCCTACGGCATCACCCAGATTGCGGCCGGCTGTGGGCCGATCTCCCCGCGCGCAGTCATTAGCGGAGGCAGCTTCGTGGCGTGGATGAGCCTGCAGAACTTCTGGGCGTATAATGGCAACGTGCAGCCGTTGCCGTGCGACGTTAAGAACTACTTCTTTGCTGTGCTGAACCCTGGCAGCATCGGGCGCCTGTTTGGCTCTGCTAATCCGCAGTTCGCGGAAGTCTGGTGGGACTTCCCGGACGAGAACTCATCGAGCGGTGAGTGCAACCGCTACATCGCGTGGAACTACACGTCAGCGCCCGGCTACTGGCTACTGGGCACCCGAGCCCGTACGGCAGGGGACCGCATCGGCACGCTGGATTATCCGATCCTGGGTGGCATCGGCCCAGGCGGCACCGGCGGCGCGCTCTATCAGCACGAAACCGGCTGGACCGACAACGGCGCACCGCGCGCCAGTGCCGGCGAGGTCTACGCCGAGAGCGGTTCCATCAACCAGGGCGAGGGGGATATCAGGTTCGCGGTCAAGCAACTGGTGTTCGACAGCACGACCGATCCTGTGCTGGTGAACAACTTCGGGTTCCGCTTCTTAGCCCGTGAGCAACCCTGGGACAGCGCTGAGACCGATACAGCGCTGTATACACAACTGCATGGCGGGCTGATGGACACGCGGGTGTCGGGACGCAGCATTCGGATGCGGCTGGAGGCGACGGCAGATGCCCCGTTCTCGGTCGGGCGCACGCGGATCGATCTGGTCAAGGCGGGGAGGCGGTAGATGGTCGCGATCCGCCGGCAACCCCCTGCGCCGTTCGTTGCCCCGTTATCGGGCGACCTCAACCAGCGCATGGCGCAAGTCGCTGATGCGCTCAATCGCAAGGCTGATGCCAACGGCGCCTCAGTGTTCCCGATGATTGGGTTGAGTTCCCCTGATGGGACTACATGGAAGCTGAGCGTCGATGATGCGGGGGCGCTTCACATCGAAGCGGTGCCGCGATGAGCCTTACTGGCGCAGAAAAAGCGCACCGGCTGCAGAAGGCGCTGGATTGCGGTGGCCACGCCACGCACCGAATGGACGACGTGGTGCAGATGCTACGCGATGGTACAGCCCAGTTATGGGAGCAGGGCGACGGCTGCATCATCACCGAGGTACAATCATTCCCGCTTGGTAAGTCGGTCTATTACTGGCTGATCTTTGGAAGTCTCCACGACTGCCTCGCGCTTGAACCTACCATCGACGCCTGGGCACGGGAGCAGGGCTGCATCGCTGCCACCGCGATGGGCCGCAAGGGTTGGGGCAGGGTGGCCTATGCCTCTGGGTGGAGACCGCATTTCCCGACGTTCTACAAGCCGCTGGTGATCCCCGATGGCTCGTAAGCAGCAGGGACTGCTCGGCACACTGCCGGAACCGGTGGCTGATGTGGCTGCCCAGATCGGCGCGGTGGCTGATCCGCGCAGCCCCAAGTCCTCGGCCTTCATGGCCAAGGGCACCAAGGTGCCGCGCACGCTGCCGGCAGGACTGGTAAAGGCCACACGGCCCGAGGGCACGCTGGTGACCAAGTCGCCGGCGCAGGCCAAGCAGTTCGCCAAGGCCAAGACGGTGACAGACGCCGGCATGGCGCGGCAGCTCGGCTATCCCGAGAGCAAGCGGCAGGCCATCGCATCAGGCGCGCCGCGCGTGGTGCAGGGGCGCACGCCGTCGGGTGCCGTGGCACATGAGAGCGTCGCCAGCCCGGCCGGTGTTCCCGCTGCTGCTCGGGCTGCGGCTCGTGCCGTTCCCGGCGGGCGTGTCGCGGTGATGTCGCCGCTGGCCGCGCTGTTCCGCCGCGCCGTCATGAAACGCTAGGAGATGGCCATGTGGACCGAGGGCGGACAGATCGACCACCTGGCATTCGGTGGCGTCTACAAGAGCAAGAGTGGGAGCCAGCAGACCCAGCAATCCGGCACCAGCAACACGTCCGGCACCTCATCGACGCAACTGCCGCCGTGGCTGACCAACGCCGCGCAGCAGGCGGTCGGCACCGCGCAAACGCTGTCGCAAGACCCCAACCTGTTCAATCCCTATCCCGGCCAGCAGGTGGCCGACGTATCGCCTGGCACGCAGGCCGGTTGGAACTACGGCACCGGCAACGACGCGGTCGGGATGGCGCAGCAGATCGGCGGCAGCACCTCCAACATCTACAACACCCTCGCCGGCCTGGGACAGCCGCAGCAGCGACTGGACATAAACCAGGGGCTGGCACAGGCGCAGGGGCTGCTTGGGCCATGGGCAGGGCAGGCACCGGCCAGCGCCGCGTCTGTCGCGCAGGATGCGCAGTCGATGATGTCGCCATACCAACAAGCGGTGATCGACCCGACCATGGCGCTCGGGCGCCAGGCGCTGCAACAGAACCTGCAAACGGTCGGCGCCAACGCAAATCAGGCCGGTGCATTCGGCGGCTCGCGGCAGGGCGTCATGGAGGGCATGGCGCAGGCACAGGGCGCGCTTAACGAGCAAAATGTCCTCGGCAACATGCTGAACACCGGCTACGGCCAGGCGCTGACCCAGGCGGGCAACCTAGCCAATACCCGGCAGCAGCTAGGCGCCACTGCGGCCGGCAATCTGGCGTCGATGTATGGCAACGCGGGCAGCGCCATGGCCGGCTACGGGCAAACGGATCTCAGCAACGCGCTCTCCACCGGCTCGGGACTGCCGCAGCAGTATCTGCAGAACCTGCTCGGCATCGGCGGCCTGCAGCAGAGCCAGCAACAGGCCGGGATCAACGCGCAGATGGGCAACTATTACGCGGGGCAGCAGCAGCCGATCCAGAACCTCGATCTGCTGCTGTCCGCCGTCAGCGGCGTGCCTTACGGCACCACGGGGCAGACCACGGGCACCGGGCAGACGACCGGCAACGTAACGGGCACCACGACGCCGTCCACAGTCGATCAGATCGGGTCGTATCTCGGCTTGATCAGCAAGGTCGCGTCCATCGGCGGCGCGGCAGCGGGGATATAGCGATGGCATGGGACGATCTGGCCTCGGGCGGACTTGGCGCCGACACGTCGTCATGGGGTAGCGGCGCACTGCCAGCAAGCGCCTGGAACACCTCCGGCAGCAGCGGCGGTGTGGACTATGCCGGGATCGCCAAGGCGCTGGGAGACGCCACCGCCCAGCAGGGGCCGCAAAAGCCAGCCGTGTCCAACCTGCCACCGGGCGCGTCGGCGGCATCTGGAGGCGCTTCCTCGGGTGCCTACAGCGGCAACCCGGCGTCGATGAACGCCCTGGTGCAGATGCTGATGCAGCGCGTGCAGGCGCTGCGGGATGCCAGCAACCCGGCCAGCGCACGACCGGTCAATCTCCAGGGCGGCAGTCGGACATCCGGCTTGTTAGGATTGTAACCATGGCAGCACCTGACGACACCCAGACGGCAGCGCCTCCGGACTACCCCTCGCCGCAGGATATCCAGGCGGCGCTGGCTGCTAGGGGAGTTACAGCCGCCGCTGCTGCGCCACCACCAAGCGCCGCGCCAGCGGCAGCAGCCGATCCGACGCAGGACTATATCAGGCAGCAACTTGCGCTGCTCCAGGCGCCGTTGCCGCAAATCAAGCCCGACACCACGCCGGCGCAGGGCGGTATCGTGGGCCTGCTCGGCAGGATCGGCATGGCGCTCGCCGGCGGCTCGATCACCGACACATTGTCACCGGCACAGCGGGAACGCGCCGGCATCCGCGCCCTCGGAGACTTCGGCACCAGCCTGATGGCGGGCTCGGGCTACTATCCGGGCAAGCCGATGTTTGGCGGCCTGGCGCAGGGCTTCCAGGGCGCGGAGCGCAGCGAGGCTGGGTCCGAGCAACAGGCGGCGTCCTATCTCGGCGCGCAGCAGAACTGGCAGCTCGAGCAGCAGAAGCTGCAGCTGGAGCGGCTCAAGGAGGCGATGCCGCTGCTGCAGATGCAGTACGGGGCAACCATCCCCAATCCATTGCTTGCCGGCCCTGCCGTGCCAGGGACTGCGACGGGGGCCGGCAAGCCAGGCGGCAGTGGTGTAGCCACGGCGCCATCTGGGGCAACAATCGAACCGGCAGCATTCAACAACGCCACCGCAGTGCGTGACGGCCTCATCAAGCGCGGCATCGATGCTGACACGGCCACAGCCCTCGCAGCCAACGCGCTGCACGAGAGCGTCGCCAACCCAGCCACCGGGCGCGGCGATAAAGGCAACTCCGCTGGTCTCTTCCAGTGGTCTGGACCGCGCCTGCAAGCATATACCGACGCATACGGCCATCCGCCTGACGGCTCTCCTCTCGACGAACAACTTGATTTCGTGACGCGCGAACTAAAGGGCAGCGAGGCGTCAGCATCGGCGCAGATTGGCCAGGCACAAGGGCCAGCCGCCAAGGCCGCCGCGGTCTCGCAATATTATCTGCGACCGAAAGATACGATGGCTGAGATGCAGCGTCGTTCGGCTACCGCGTTGCAACTTCAGCAGCAACTTGGAGGTGGCACAGGCACGGCTTCTGCCGCACCATCGCCTTCAGGGACGCGGTTTGCCGGCCCTGGGGCGCCTCCTGGCAGCCCTGCCGCCCCTGCCGCACCATCAACCGCCCCCGACGCAACGGCGCCTTCTGCTGCCGCGCCAGCCGCCCCCGGTGAGCTGACGTTCGAGCAGTTCCAGGCGCAGCATCCGATCGCCATCAACGCCGCCGACTACACGGTGACGCCGCCCGGTCTGGCCGAGGCCAGGGCAGCGCAGGCCGCGGCCGCCCAGCAGCTCTCGCTGGCACGCGCCGGACGCGGCGGCGATCCGAACAAGTCGCTGTCCGACTACAACACCGCTACCCAGGCGGTGAACAAGCTGCAGCAGGACGCGCAGGCCAAGTCACTGGAGCTGCAGCAGGCCGCGCAGAAGAACGCGCTGGATACCCAGCGGCAACTGTATGACGCTGAGATGCAGCGCAAGCAGGGGGATGAGAAAGCCGCAGCGGATCGTGCGGCAGCCGTCGCGCTGAAGACGCAGGAGGGAGAGCAGGCAGTAAGGCTTGCCAACATCCAAGCGGACCAACAGCGCGTGACGAACAAGGAGCAGGTTACCAACACTGCCAACCTGGAAGGGTTGAAAACAGCCCAGAAAGAGCAAGCCGACTCCCGTGATGTTGTGGCTCAACTAGCAGGGTTCCGCGCTATCTCGGATGGCTTCGGGCAGCCTGGATGGTTGCAAACCACCAAGGTGCCAGGCAGTGACAAGACCATCGCTGAAACGCTAGGCCAGCTTGGCATGCCGTTAAGCGACACTGGCGGCGTGCAGTTGCTGCGCGGCGGCATCAACAACCTGGTGAAGACGCTGCGCCAAGGAATGGCGATGGGTTCGCTGTCCGACCGAGACCTTAATTTTATCGAGCGCATGGGGCCGACCGAATGGATGGACCAGGACACACGCAGCGCAGCAGTCGGCTACCTCCAGCAAGCCTATCAGGCAAAGCAGAGGTTTTCCTCTGACGTTCAGAAGGAAATGAGTCGCGGCAAGAACTATGGCGACGCCATGGATACTGCCGATGCAAAGCAAAAGCCCTTCGTGCCAGCCGTGCCTGCGGACTTAACCGCGCACTGGACCGACAGCAGCCCTGAGTGGTCGCAACGACGCATCCAATGGGCGCAGGAACACGAGGTTCGGCCCGGCACGCTTTATCACCTTGCTGACGGCAAGATCATGGTGATGAAATCGCCGCGCGCTCTACAACAGGGGCAACAGTGATGGGCGATAGCCTTGACCCCGCAGCCACCTCGGTGATGGTGGCGCCAGGCGGTCCCCGCGGATCGACCGACAACACATCGACGACATACGCGGACCCAGGTGGCTCTACCTATCCTGACATGACGCCTACCCCAGGCAAACGGTCGGTTCTTGGTACCAGTTTCAACACCGTGCCGTCCGACACCAGGCCGGGCGGCTCGCTATGGGATGCCAACGTCCGCGTCGGCACCGAGATGAAACAGACCTACCAGGACACCCCGCCGATCGTCGGGCCAGCAGTGCGCCAATGGATCGGCAACCAGGGATGGCTTGGCCGGAACATCCTTGGACCAGCGGCTGATGCCGGGGACGCGGCGTACAAAGGCACGGCAGCGGCGGGTGCGGGTGTTCTCGCCAACCTCTCGGAAATTGCCAGCGGTGGCGATCCCAGACTTGCCAGGGATGTGCATGCGGCACTATCGATTGCCCCGGTGCTACAAAGCGGCGTTCCCATGGTTGGTCCTAATCTAGGTGCCAGGGAGCCGTACACCGGCGGCGCTCCGCTAGAGCGCAAATCGATCAATACGCCGGAAGGTGGGATGGAGTTTTACAAGCCGCAGATCAAAATGGCCGAGCAGTCTGACTTCAGCCTGGCGCCGAAATTCACTGATGATTGGCTGGCGAGCCTTGAGGATCACACGACAACGTCTCCCGCCGGCAAAGCGGTTAACCCAGAGGCGCCCCCTGTCGCCAAGCTGATCGATGATCTGCGCAACACAGCGAGTGCCCCGCTCGACAATATCAAAAGCATTCAGGAAGTGGACCAGAGGATACAGCGCGCCATCTCGGAGCAGTCCGGTTCCGCAGGCGATCCTAACCAAGTGCGGCAGATGCGGGCTATCCAACAGGACTTCCGTAACCGCTACAGCAACGTCCCGCCGGATCAATACACCGGCAGCCCGCAAGGTATTGCAGCCTTCCAGGACTCTCTCAAGAGCTACGCTGCCGTTTCGCGCCTGCGGGACGTACAGGGCCTCATCGACAGCACTGAGGGCAACCCCAACCGCTCAACGCTTCTGGCATCACGGCTTAACGCGTTCCTGAACGATGATCGCAACACGAAAGGCTGGAATCCCGCCGAGATAGCTAGCATGCGTCAGGCGGCTAATTCTGGCTTCCTGCAGGAATGGATGCGAGCCCAAGGTAGCCGGTTGGTCGGCATCGGCGGGGCGGCTCTTGCTGGTCCGATCGGCGCGCTGGTCGGGGTGCCGGCGCAAGTCGGTATGTCCTATGCGCTACGCAACGCCATGGAGGATATGCGCCTGAACAAAGTGCGGGAGGCCATGTACACTCTGGGCCAGCGCGTGCCACAACCCGGCACCGTGCCGCCAACACCAGTGCCGCCGGCACTGCCACAGAGCGCTATAACGGCCGCGCGTTATGCACCGTTGGTAGGTCTGCTTGGACAGACGGCTAACCAGCCTAGCGATGCGCGACCCTTGCCAAGTGCCTTCTGAGCGTTCGTGGGAGCCAAATAACGACCAGCACCGCGAATAGCACAGTGAAGACGTTGTCGTGGCCAACAGCGGCTGCGTTCACGAGCAGTAGAACGACAGCGCCAATGGTGCAGGCCATGCACACATACCAGCAGCCGTTGTACCATCGGGCGATTACGATAGCGGCGATGAAGAGCGTTGCGATCCCGGCAAGCAGTTCCATCACATCGATCCAATCACAGTGGGTGAGGCGGCGCTCATGTCCAGTGGAACCCGTGCGCCATCATGCCGCCGAGCGTGGCAAGGCCAGTACCATGCCGACGACGGTGATCGCGCGCGTCATCCCGGCGTAGAAGCCGGGATGTTCGGCCCGGTTGCGCGGATCGTCTCGCTCCAAGATAAGCGCATCGACCAGCCGATCGAGAAGAGCCGCACCCAGCACGGCCCCCGGCAGCTTCAGCACCATATCGCGCGTTACGCTGTGCTCCGAGCGCAGATCGCGGACCTCGCCCTCTATCCTGGTCAGCCGGTTAAGAATGCGCTCGTTGCCGTCGTTGATCTGCTTCATCATATCGGCCAGATAGCGCTTTAATTCGTCATCCATGTCGTAGCTCCATTCTGCGGCATTGGTCAGGGCCGGCGCGGCTTCCGAGGGCTGCGTCGGCCCGAATTGTATCAGCGGCTCAGCGTTTGAGCCATGTCGTCAGCCGACAAACGCTTGCAGCGGTGGCGCCGCACGTGGGGCACGGGTGCTCAATCTGAGAGCCTACCCGTGGGCAGTTACCGGTCGTTTCGGGTCGGGTGGTTTTGTCAGCCATGCGGTAAAGCCACTCGGCCACCAGTGCGTACGACGGCTCAGTGCCTCCAGCTATTGCGATGCAGCGCACCAGCGCATCGCTAGCTTTCAGCAAGTGCTCGCGCGCCGGCTCGATTGCTGGTGTCGTATTGTCACTCATCGCCGCAGTCTAGGTTGTTGTCTGTCATTGTGGTGGCTCCGGTAACCGCATCCAGCCGGATGGATAGATCGTCACAATCGGATCCCCTGTGACAGCCTTAATCCGCCACCCCAGCCTCGCTGACCACCGCACGATCCAGGCGCCTCCTTGTGGCTCCCATGCGACGATCTCGGAACCGTCTGTCGGCGCGGTCTCAATCGGTTGCCACGCCAGCAGTTCCCCGGAATTTCCGGGGTACTGCTTTTGGGCTGTTTCACTGGTCATTTATAGCCTCCCGCGCAAACATCTTCACCCGATCCATCCGCACCATCTCCCGCTTGGTTCGCCAACGCTTCGTGGTGTGAGACCAGACGAAAGCCAAAGGCCGATTCGGGTGCTTCATGTCCAAGTCTTTTATCCACGTATGGCCTTGGCAGCTCTCGTATTCTCCGCACGCCTCGGCGGGCGGCGCCCCCAGCAGCGCGCGGTCAACCACTCGCCATTTTCTCCTCCCCAGCGATCACGACCTCGTCCAGGTCGTCACCGGGCTCGGCTTCCGGTTCCTCAGGGAACCTGGCGAAAGCATCGTTGAGCGCTTTTGTGACCCATACCGCTAACTCAGGTATGCCGGCTGCCTGCGCTGCATGGACGGATTTCAGGCTGCCGACCGCCACCACATCGGCCCGCGATTTCGCCAGCGCCAGCTTGGCCAGCAGGTTCCGCTTCCACCTCTCCTCATCCGTCTCGGCCGGCTCGGCGTCATACACCTCGGGATCCGCCCTGCGGGGCGCGCGCGGTGTGGCGGCGGCGGCTGAGCGCAGGGGGATCGCGTCGTTGATAGCGTCCCTCGCGGTGCGGATCGGGGCAACTGGCACATCCTCCTCGGCATCGAACACCCGCGCACCGGGCATCGTGTCCAACTCGCTCTCGTCAGTCTGGCCAAGCCCGCAGATCGAGAGCGTCACGCGCCGTTTCGCTTTCGTGATTGCTTTCATCAGCGCATTGGCGCGGCTATCGCCCGAAGCAGGCAGGACGACTGCGCCGATATCCTCGTCTTCGCGCCCATCCTTGGTTCTTGCCCGCACCGTGACCGAGAACACCCCGGCATCTATCGACTTATCGACAACGTGCAACGTGATGTTGCGCGATGAGCGAAGCTGGTCGGTGCCGTCGCGCGTGAAGTAAATCTGGATCTGACCATTCAGCGACAGGAACCTGATAGGCCGCGTCAATGGATTGAGGCCGAGCGATTTGCAGGTTGCGACCAGATATTCGACGCGCTGCTGCGTGGTCAGCTTCGACAGGTCGCCGGTGCCGAGCACATGCTCCAACGCCTGCGCGGATACCGGCTCGGTGGTCGTTAGTGCTTGGCTCATAGCGTCCTCAGAACTAAATGTGTTTCGCCGTTATCCAAGACCGCTCCAGCGATCTTTTGCCCTGCGTTCAGCGCCTTCTTAATCGCCACTTTGTCAGGAGCGCGGCGCCACCATTCGTCGGGCAACAACGCCTCATCGATCGGCGCGAGTTCCCGGCGCGTAGCAATGGTAGCGGTATAGAGCGGTCGGTCGGCGTTGGTCAGGTCGACGCCTTCCAGCATGCGCTTCATCACATGGCGGCTTTTGGCAGCGCGGGACTTGATGCGCTTGAGACGCTCCTCGCCGAGCTCGAGCAGCTTAGCGTCAGCGATCGCCAGTTCCGCCACATCATCGAGTGCAGCGAAGAAACGCGAGTTGCCCTCAAGGGTGTCGTAGCGCAGCAACGGATCGCGACCGAGGCGAGGATCGCTGGCGATGAGCTGCATCGCCTCCGACATCACCTCTTCCAGTCTGTGGGGACTAATCGGCATCGTGGCGCTCCCTGCGGAGCTCGTGGAAGCCCAGGCGCACCTCGGGTGAGTCCAGCCGCAGCGGTGTGTTCTCCATGGCGCGAACCTGGGATGCGATGTCCATCATGCGCTGCGCCAACTCGGCGGCGTCGCGGGGCGGCATGGCCTCGCCGCGCTTGGCCCAGGACAGCGTCCAGTCACTGGCGTTCTGTAGTTTCTCGGAAATCATGGTGTCGTCTCCCTGTTACGCCCCCGGCGCGTCGGATTGCAGCGGCAGCTCGTCGTCTGGCGGCTGGTGGTTGGCGCCTGGGACATGCTGGGGCGGCTCGATCACTTCGAGCTTGCGTGGCCTGCCACGACGCTGCGGACGCTCCAGCCGGTCGATCACGTCTCGCAGCTCCGAGACGCGGGCTTTCACGTCACACGCCTCCAGCTCCAAATCGCGCATTCTGGTGTGCAACGCCGCGAGCAGATCGGGGCAGGTGCCGGTCATGGCTGCTTCTCCAATCCGACGCCCTCGATGCCGCGCAGCCAGGTATCGACCGTGTCCTGGATATGCTGTGCCAGTGCGTGCAGCGCCTCGTGGTAGTCGGCACCAAGGTCCATGTGACGGAGGAAGTACTCGGCCAGCCGTTCGCATTGCGGGTCGTAGCTCATGCTGCCCTCCGGGATTGCTGGCGAGCGACCGCGGCCTCGAAGGAGGCGCGCTCTGGCTGGAGGTAGTCGCGCCTGAACCGGCGGATGTCGTGGATGGCCAGCTTGCGCCAGAACGCGCGCAGGGCGGGGTGGGAGGCCGTTCTCCATTCCCCGATATCGTTGAGTATCTCGTCCAGCGCCTGCTGGCGCAGCGTGCCGGCTATCGGCGGCCGTTGTCCCTGGCCAGTAGCAACTCCAGCCGATCCTGCAGCAACTGCAGCCGCTCCAGGATTTCCTGGCTGAGTGGTGAGTGCAGGAGATCCCGCACAGTCCAATAGGCGTCGTGGAGCGCGGTCATCGCCTCCGTGTAGGTGACTGCACGGGGCTGACGCGCCATAAGGTGTATCCTTCTCGGGAAATTTCTCGGCTGATGTGAGCGCGTAGGTAACAGCCCCATCGCATTGGAATAACGATGCTGCACTGCGGGAATTAACGTTCAGTTGACGCTGGATTTGGGATACCGGTTCTGTGGCCGGAATTTCCCCGGATGACAGCCCGATGACCGGCAGTAGACTGGTTACTGGCGCGCCTATCCCGCCAGAAATGCAGTCCTGCGACGTTCCGGAAGAACTATCGGCTCGGCCCCCTCGGACGGGACACCGACGATAATGGGAAAGGAGGCCGTCGTGCCGATACGTGCCGCCGCCGTCCATAACCAAATCCTCACGTCACTAATTGACGGAGGTAAGTTTAGCGACCCTGAACAGGTTACGCAAGCGGAAATGTGGAATGCAGCCAAAATCAGGTTAGACCGGCTAAACGAGGCTAGGAATGCTGCTTCTTCCTTGTTCGTCGAGGCGCTGGGCTATCCGGTGGTGGGTCTGGGGGAGGATCAGCGAGTAACCTTGCGGTATGCTCGATCATCAGCACAAGTCCTGCCTGCTTGTCTGGCGGCACTGCTCGAATTATCTGAGCTATTGCCTCCGTGATTTCGTCCACCGGCATGCCGGGGATCAGGTCGGTTATCCGCATATCCAGCAGGACGGCGAGCTGTGCCCGCCGCGTGATCGATGGCTTGGTCGTGCCGCTTTCCCACTGATTAACCGCGCTTCGCCCGACGCCCAGCGCCCTGGCCACATCCTGTTGGGATAGCCCTGCTTTCGTCCTGGCTGCCGCGATTCGTTCGCCGATGGTCATACCGTTGGTATGCCATAACCGTTGTTCAGTTTCCCTGCACAAATATTGTGCGGTTTCGAACATTGATGGCTTGCCAATCGGTTTAGGGTCGCTTAACGTGGTCGGATGCCCGCTGGCCTCACCGGAATGGACCTGCTGCGCTCGCCCGCTTGCCGTGGTTTCCGGGCTTTGATCGCTCGGGAACTCGGCATCGAGCGGGGGGCTGTCTCGCAGTGGCGACAGATACCCGCTGAGCGGGTTCCGGCCATCAGCCGCATTACCGGCATCCCACGTCATCTGCTGCGGCCCGACCTTTGGGAGCCGCATGATTGTGCCTGCCGTGAGCCAGCGGAGGCTGCCTGAACGCCTGACGCCTGCACCAAGGGAGGGAACCGTATGCACACACACAACAGCCTGCTCACACGCTTACCCTCGCTCGGCTCGTTCTGGCAGCTTGGCGTAGTGGCGTAACGGTCGTGGCCAAGTCACCACGAAACTCCTGTGACGACATGGCCGAATTCGCCATCCCCTTGGTGCGCAAGCTGGGGGGCGCCAGGCGCCGCTGGGGCCTGTCCTGGGACCAGTCGCTGGCCGATGTAGCGCCCGAGCTCGGCATCACCCCATGGCGCGTCCACACGCTCTACTACCGGTTA